GCGGGGACGGCCGGGTTACCGAGGGCCATATTGAACGTGGGGCCGGGGTCGATGTTGTGGGCCGTGTTGCCCATAGAGGCCATTGGAGCAGCCACCGTGCGGGCCAGCGCGGGGGGAACGTTGCTGATGGCGATGCACGGCGAGTTGGCATCACCGAGCCCGCGCCGCCGCAAGGTAGACTGGGCCAGCGAGATGGCGGCACGGGAGCGGGCACGCCGGGCGTCGTTGTCGGCGTAGTTCGACGCTGCCGTCCCGAGGGCAGTAGGGACGCTGGTACGCCAGCGCACGGAATAACGCTCGAGCTCCCAGGCCTCAGGCAGGTCGCCGAGCGTCCCGTCGAAGTCATTGTCCCAACTGACAATACGGTACTTCGCGGCATATGCCCCCTGAATGTTCATGAACTCAGCGGGGGCGGGGATAGGGGACTGGCCGCGCGTCCACAGGTAGCTGGAGATCGGGTCCGCGGCGCGGTGTTTGGTGGGGACGTCGCCAGCGGTAGGCCCCTGATCTCCGGCCAGGACGATGGAGTCCTCGTCGAACTGGTAGAGCCGCAGCCCAGACAAGGCAGCGGGGTCGGCGGCGTAGGCAGCGATCAGACCGGAAGTCCTAGCGCTGCGCATCTTGAAGCCGATGGTCGAGAAATTCGCGTTGCGGCCGCGGTCGAGTTCAACGACGGTCTCGAACGCCGGCTGTGTTGCTTCCTCACCCGCGGTCGTGAGGGCACCGAACCCCGCGGCCTCGGCTTCAGTACCGAAGCAGGCGCGGGGCAGGAGGCTTGTCGGCTCCACCCAGAAGTAAGGGGCGACGGTCTTGTGCTGGAGATGGCGGTCGTCGCTGTCGAAGAGCTCATCCCCGGCGGCGGTGCACCAGAAGGACTCAGCGACGCCGGAGACAGAGGAGAGACCGAAGATGGAGGTGAGGGCGCGGATGTAGAGGGGCGCGAACCGACTCATATCCGCACTCAGTTGGCGCCCAATTGCGCGCGAGTCGCGCTGGGTCACGTCCGTTTCGGCGACGCCGGGGGAGCCGACGGTACCGCAGTCACTGGTGAAGACTGTGGGGTAGGTGCCGCCTGGGGCCTCGACACACGGGTCGCAGTGAGCGACAGCGGCGGCGGTCTTGAGGGCGATGGCGTCCACCCAGGCGGACGCGGCGCTGGCAGCGGCGGTGGCGAGCGGGGGGAGGGCAGGGTAGTGCCGAGTGGCGGGGTTGATCCCCCCGTAGGGTACGCGGAACGTAGAGCCGCGTAACACCTTACGGATCCAGCCCCCCTCATCAGTGTGGGCGACGACACTCACAACCGAATGTATGCCGCGCGTGACGGCGAGTGCGAAAATGTCACCGGCACCCGATTCTTCCATGTTGGCCCCGAGCACGCGCAGAGCCTCGACACATGCCGTGGCAAACGGGTAGCCCTGCACGTTTGGCAGAATCGGCTGGTTGGTCCCGGCGTCGAGGCGAAGGACGTCCGTGGTGACGGACGCGCCCTCGCCGTTGGCAGCGGCGGCCAGGACAGCAAACACGTGGTCGTACCCAACGGTATCCACGAGGCGGGGGATGAAGACCGAGGTAGAACTGGCGGTCTGGGGGGAGTCGAGGGTGCCGAGGGCCACAGCGCGGACCGGCTGCCCGCCACGTAGGTGGTGGCAGGAGACGTTCCCGTAGACGCTCTGGGCGGCGATACCCTTTGCGAGGCGTTCGGCAAGGCCAGCGAGATCCATGTACACCCACTGGGGTGCGAAGTTGCTGTATTTGCGCGCGTAGCCTTCGAAGCTAGCCGCCTGCGCAGGGTTGATCGGGACGCTGGCGTCGATCATAAAAGTGGCGTCGCCATCTTTCTGGAAAGCCAACGCCTCGGACAAGCGCCCGTAGCGGCGGCCGACCTCGTAGAAGAGGGAGCGGCGCTGGTACTGGTACGCACCGTGCTCGAAGACCCCGATGGAGAGGCCCGCACGGTAACGACGGTACGAATTGTCGTCTTGGAGGTGGCCACCCGACACGCCCGCGAGCGTGCCGGTTAAAAGGCTGGTGACCGCAGCCTCAAAGTTTTGGGTTGAAGCCATAGCGATAGCTTCAGGAACGTGCAGTAGCGTCAATCATGGAAGGTCGGATCAACGGAAACCCTCCCCGCCGGAACCATGATTGGCGAATTCCCCCGATGTACGGACTTCCCAGCCCGCCAATAACCGGTCGACACATGTCAGGGACCTACTGGAGCGGCCAGCCCGTTTTCAGGGGGCCGCACACGTAGCCGGCGGAGCGCCGCCGGGCGGAAAGTCCAACGAGGGGGTTACGCCTCG